AAAACAGAACGAATTACTTGGGCATTACAAGGTAGGATGGAGCATGGCCAGATAAGTTTTAATGATCAAAGGAAGTGGAAAACCTTTCTTGGTCAAATGAATGATTTTCCTAACCATCTTGCACATGACGATTTGCTCGATGCGTTAGCCTATATTGACCAGGTAAGTGTCAGCGATTTCGCACACTCTATTGAATTGGCAGATGACTGGGAGGTACTAGACAATGTGGCAGGATATTGATAACATTTTTGATTTTGATTTAACAGATGCAGAAATAACAGAACTTTTACAATATAGTGCTGATGAAAGCACACTTAAAAAAAGATACATAGTTGCGTGTCAAATAATATCAAACTTAGGAAATTTAGAAGAACATTTTACACAGCAAGATGATGCGGTTGATTTAACTATTTGCAAAATGTTATTAGATGGTGATATTGAGATTGACGAAATAAGTCCAGTATTACATTAATACCCTAGTAATTTACTCAAGTATTTAAATGATAATGAGAATCACTTGCAATTAGAATAATCATATGTTAAAATCGGAACTTATTAGTGGAGATAATATAATTGAATAACCAAGAAAACAAATATCAAGCATTGGCCAGTTGGTTAAATTATCGTTTGGATAGTTGGCGTACTCATAGAAATATTAACTACATACCAATGTGGGATGAGTATTACAGGCTTTGGCGTGGTATTTGGTCTGCTGAAGATAAGACTAGACAGTCAGAACGCTCAAGACTTATTGCTCCTGCACTACAACAAGCTATAGAGTCCTCAGTTGCAGAATTGGAAGAAGCTACATTTGGCAGAGGCAAGTGGTTTGATATTAAAGATGATTATTTAGATCAAGATATTAGTGAAGCCGAGTACATTAGAAATTTATTGCAAGAAGATTTAGAGAAAACTGGCGTTAAGGATGCTATTTGTGAGGTATTTTTAAATGGTGCTATCTACGGCACAGGTATTGGCAAGATTGTAGTCAAACAATCTATTGAAAGAGCACCTTCTGAAGAACAAATTGATGGCACAATGGCTACGACTCGCACAATAGTAGAATATCCATCTATAGATGTCCATGTTGAGCCCATTTCTCCTAAAGAATTTCTTATGGATCCGTCAGCAAACTCAATTGACGATGCTTTAGGCGTTGCACACGAAGTAATTAAACCTAGATACCATGTTGTTGATGGAATACGATCTGGCATTTACAGAGATGTACCTCTTGATGGTGATTACGATACCGTTAAATTTGGTTATGATCCAGAAACTAAACAGGCAGACGAATCTGACTCTGTAAAAATTTGTGAATACTGGGGTAAAGTACCTAAACGCTTTTTAAAAGCAAATGCAGACAAAGATGACTTTGAGTATGATAAATCTAACGCAAATGAGTTAGTAGAGGTTGTTGTTACTATGTGTAACGACCAACATATTCTTAGAGTTGAAGAAAATGCGTTTATGATGAAAGATAGACCTTTCATATCCTATCAACATGACATTGTGCCAAACAAATTCTGGGGCAGGGGTGTTGCTGAAAAGGGATATAATCCACAAAAGGCTTTAGATGCAGAGATGAGAGCAAGGATTGACTCATTAGCTTTGACTACTACGCCTATGATGGCTGCAGATGCAACTCGACTACCACGAGGTGTAAAATTTGAAGTTCGTGCTGGTAAAACTGTACTGACTAACGGTAATCCTAGAGAAGCAATTATGCCTTTAGACATGGGGCAGACCGATCCGAGTACATTTAATCAAGTTGCTAGTCTACAAAACATGATACAGATGGGTACTGGCTCTGCTGATAGTGCGGGCCAGGGTGGTGATACTGCTAGTGGCATGTCAATGATGCAAAGTGCTGCTATTAAAAGACAGAAACGCACCTTAATGAATTTCCAAAACACTTTTCTTATTCCTCTTATTAATAAAAGCATGTATCGTAAGATTCAATTTGATGTTGACAGATACCCTGTAAGTGATTATAAGTTTGTACCGTATTCTACTATGGGTATTATGGCTAAAGAGTTAGAATCTACGCAAATGGTACAGATGTTACAAGCTATACCTAAAGACTCCCCTGCGTTTAATGTAATATTATTGGCAATGTTTCAAAACTCTTCTATTCATAATAGAGATCAGATTGTTAATTCACTTATGCAAGGTAACGAGCCAAATCCAGAAATGCAAGAAATGGAACAAGCACATATGGAATTAGAAATGCAACAACTTGAAGCAAACATTGCTAAAACTCAAGCTGAAGCACAAGAAGAATCAGCTAGAGCGATGAAACATCAATCAGATGCAATGAGTAATCAGCCAGATGACATGGATTTCCAAGAAAAACTACTTAAATTACAGAAAGATCAAATAGCAGTAGAAAAAGGCATAGCAGATATTCAACATATGCGTTCTGAAACTGCTCGTAACATGCCAGAAGTAGAACATCTACAATCTGAAACAATATTAAACCTAGCTAAAGCTAAAGCTGCAGGAAACAAAAGACAAATTAATACTACGGTTCAATAATGGCTAAAACTGATGAAAAATTTTTAGTTGATAGATTAAAAATGATGGAAACAGATGGCTGGTTAGATTTAGTACAAGATATAAAGAATTTAGAAGAAAGTACTGGTAATTTAGACAGTATTAATTCTGAGCAAGACCTTTGGTCAATCAAAGGTCAGTTGCGTTTAATAAACTTTTTATTAAGTTTAGAAAATTCAACAAACCTAGCGTTGGAAGAACTCCAAGACGGAAATTCAACATAATCAAACTTCACAACCCTGAAGAGGGCGGAGAACAACACAATGAGTGAAAGTATAATAGTAGATGAAGCACCTTTAACAGGTGAACCAATAACAGAAACACAGGAAGTAACACAAGAGGTACAGACGGAGGAAACTTCACAATCTGAATCAGAAATTCCTGCAAAGTATGCTGGTAAATCAATGGCAGAGGTTATTAAGATGCAGCAAGAGGCTGAATCATTAATGAGTAGACAGGCTGATGAGCTTGGTCAACAAAGAAAGTTAATGCAAAGTTTAGTGGATGCACAAAATAAAGCAACAGAAACTACTCCACCAGAAGAACCTGTAGCACAGGAGGACAACTTCTTTGACGATCCAGTTAACGCTGTGAATAAGGCAATAGAAAACCACCCAGATGTTATAAAGGCAAGAGAAGAAAGAATGGGAAATGTGCAACAGCATAATTTGGATTCCTTAGATAAGGCTTATCCAGATTGGCAAGATACCGTTAAAGATTCTTCTTTTCAAAAATTTATTGGTGATAGTGCAACAAGAACCGAAATGTTTCGTAAAGCAGATACTGAATATAGGTCAGACTTAGCTATAGAACTTTTTGATTGGTACTCACAGACAAAAATGTCGGGTGCAACTCAAGAAGCAGTAGCAAAAGAAAAATCTAATATAGAAAAAGCTATGAAACAAACAAGTTCTGAAACAAGATCATCAGGAGATTCAGTAGGTGGCAAGAAAGTTTATCGTAGAGCAGATTTAATCAATCTACAGATAACAGATCCTAACCGATACGCATCGTTGTCAGATGAAATTCAGTCAGCGTATGCAGAAGGAAGGGTTAAATAATATAATACTATAATAGGAGAAGTAAAATGGCGTTAGGAACAAATAACACCACGGCTGCCGTAGCTAACAACTTCATCCCAGAGTTGTGGAGTGATGAAGTTATAGGTGCGTACAAGTCAAATTTAGTAACTGCTAATCTAGTTACAAAATTATCACATAAAGGTAAAAAAGGCGATACTATATATATTCCAGTACCCGCTAGAGGAAGTGCAAGTGAAAAAGCAGCTAATACACAAGTCGTGTTATCAGCAGCTACAAACACAGCAGTAACAGTATCAATCAACAGACACTTTGAATACTCAAAGCTAATTGAAGATATTGCAGAAGTACAGGCGTTAGCATCAATGCGTAAATTCTACACAGATGATGCAGGTTTTGCACTAGCAAAACAAGTGGATGGTGATTTAACTAAATTATTTGAAACTTTTTCAAAGACTTCTACTGCAGGTGTAGTAGGTGGTACTGGTGCAGCAATGTATGAAAAAGCAGTAATTGGTAGTAATGGTGCAACACTATATAATGGTGCTTCATCTAA